GGTCGGTAACTTGCACCCCGTTTATTTCGGTGTAGTTGTTGCCGATTACCCAAGAAGTACCGTCCCACGCGCCTACTGGATTTGAACCTCCGTTAACCACGTCTATATCCTCAATCGTACCGCTTGCAGGGGTCGCAACGGTTACAGTGTTGAGTTTGACGGTTACGGGTAGGCATATCGGAGGCGAACACGTGGCCACATACCCGCTCGATGCAGGGATGTAATTAGCAAGGATAGGCGTAACCCCATCGCTATCTAATACCTTCAACTGTGGTAATACCAAAGACCCACCGCTTGCGACCGACGCTTGATAAGTGGGATTACTTGCTGCATTCGTGACCGTTCCCGCTGCGCATGATGGGACAGGAGGGATAGGAACAACCGAAGCTGGTACTGCGCATAAATTGTAGTCGTGAGGTTGCTTGATTCGAATAGTCAAGCTGTGACCGCTTACGCGTTCAGGTTGTGCCTCCGTGAAAGGTTGAATAGAACCTCCGAACTCAATTATGTAGCTATTCGTATGTGTCTGCCTATAGTATGCGCAAACGTCAAGAATTATCTGCCTAGTATCACTAAGAACGTCCGTTTCATTTCGTTCTCCGCTATCTACCAAATCCATACAAAGGATGGTAAACTCATCCACTACCTCATTCAATGAAGGTGTGGCGGTTTGAGGAACCATCCAAAGTATTGGGTAGGTTATCCCGTCACTACTTGGACTTATCTCCCATACATCCCCGTGACCGAACGAATGTATCTGCCAGTGAGCTGTCGCGAAAGATTCCAGTTCCGCTATTATTTGATTTAGACTTTTCAAGGTATGCCCTTAGTTTAATTTCGTCTTTGTCGCTTTTTGGTCGTGCCATGTTTGGCGTTTTTTAACAATCGCAGTCATAAGGTTCTTTGAATACATCAATTCCAAATCCTCCGCTTAATCTCTGTTGTTGTGGCCTTGCTCCTACAAATATCCCCGAAGTGTATTCATTTTGATTCGGGGATATACCACCGTTAGGGATTGCACCCACATAGGTAGGGTAAAGCGTACTATTAGCACAGAGAAATGATGTAACCCGTTCAGTATACCACTCCGCTTTTTTCTTATAATTCTGCGCAAGGAAGTTTATTTCGTTCTGCGATGCGTTCACCGCGTTGTCGGAGTTGTGCGAAATGATACCCTTGTTCGTAAACTTGTAGGATAGTAATAACGGAGAATCTGCCAATACCCAATACATGATAGCCGACTGCAAATAATCGTTTATCAACGTAAGGTTTGCGGTAGTTACCGTGTTCGCTATCACTTGCGCTTTCAACTCTTCAAACATTGGAGAACCAATAGCCTGTTGAATCTGCATATCCTGAACCGCCATTATAGTAGGCCGTAACTGCTTAAACTCAATGTTCGTATTGATAACCGTGTTATCCTTTAAGAACTGCTCGGATATGAATAGTACGTTAGCCATTGCGTTCTGTTATTACAACCTGCTCCCATTCGTGACGGCAATGTGGATAGGTTACGTTAGTGCCTTTTACAGTCCAAAAACCTCCACCACGTAGCCAAACGTTACGATTGACCGCAAGGCTTATCTGCGTTATTTGCGTGGCATCCCACACTTCTCTTTGACTGTTGTTTATCATTTCACGGCAAAATGGGCGGGTGTTCGGTATGATAGGCTCACCCGCTCCGTCCCTCACTTGGTAACGGTATGCAATGCGAAAGGAAGGCAACGTAGGCTTTGAATCTGCCAGTACTTTCTTACCTTCGCTTGTGACTGTTCCGACCCTTTGCGTAACGTCTCCAATGATAGGCGATGCGTATTGGATTAACCCATCTTGCGCCATCTCTTGCAGTAATGCCATTGTCGCCTCGATGCTTAGTCCAATCATGCGTGAAATGGTCACCGCGCTAATGAACGCATCTTTCTCAATCAAATCAAGGATGTTGGCTTGAATAGGCGGAACGGGTGCAAATGCGAAGTTTCGGGCAGCGTTGTCCTCTGCTTGCAATTGCACATGGTCAATGTATGCGAAAGGTCGCTGCCTAACTATTTCGAAGTTATCCAGTGAGTAGCCTTTACCCTTAAACGCTTTGGCAATGTTTACCTCTGTCCATGATTTTTCGTGAAATTGACCACCATCAATTGGCGGGACGGTCGCGGGTAATACCTCACCTCCGCCCACGATTGCAATAGCTTGGTCGCGTGTAAATCCATACAACTGAACAAGTAGTTCAATAGCTGATTCTTTAGCGATAACACCACCTTGAACGTTCTGCAATACCGTTATGATTCCAGTAACGCCACCAACAGAACCTTTTAACGCGGCCTGTGAGTCTGCGGATTTGCTATCAACAACCTCCTCGCCTTTCTCTTTAACGATAATTGGAAGACCTGCTTTTTCCCTTATCTCATCTTCATTCATTACCGCCACAACAGCCGCCTCGCTTAATTTGACATTTATTGGCTCTACTTTTAAGATAGACAGCCGTCCCTCCATGCCTTGAGCAACAGCAATATCATTGAACAACTGCTCGATGAACCTTTGACGCTTCTCAATGTAGGTGTTCTGAAATAACGCCCAACTGTCCGCTAATTCAGAAGCATTACTGAACGCCCCATCCTTGAATATTCCGAATAGTTGTGGGTCTGTTATCTTGTGGCCACTGAAAATCTCTTTGCGTACCGTGTCGTTCAGGATATTGAACTGCTTATCAAAGTCGTTACCACGCAATGATATGACCTCCGCTGCACGTTCTTTACCGTCTGCGAAGTTTATTAGTATGCTGTTCGCGTTGTCAGTTCCAGCAAGTTTGTTAGTGATGTCTGCGTATATCTTCTTTTTCGCGTCCTCGGTTGGTGGTTCACCATTCAAAAGATTGATTAAAGTCCCGCCAGTAAAGCCGTTTTTAATGGCGTTGTAATGGAAATTCGCTATCTCAATATCTGTTAGGATGTATGGGATTGCGCCAACGTAAGACGGGATAGGATAAACCTCTGTAGACGGGCGGTACATCTTCACGTAAATGATACCTCCACTATTCGGCTTATCCCAATCGAACGCATCAAACGTATCGTATTCAGGACGTGACTTTTTCCAGTCCTCACTAACGTAAAATTCTGTACCGTCCTTGTTTGACCTTACATTCTGCAACGGAACGTGATACGTGTTGAATCCTGTTCCACCTCTTTTTGGGATGGCCTGTAAAACAATACCGTTGAATATTTCAAGGTCTGTCGATACCTTTGGTAATAGGTCGTTTAGGCTTTCGTCCTCGTTGGCTGAATTGATGAACCTTTCGAGTTTAGCTTTTGATTCAGTGCTTAATCCTTTATCGTTAACCTCCCACCCGTTCGCGCTGATAAACTCTGACTTACCCGATACTATGGCGTTGTGCTTTGCAGACCGATTAAATAGGTCAATTAGGAATTGAGGGTATAAGTTCGAGTATGGATTATCAATACCGTACATAATCCAGTCCTTCCCGCGTTGCTCTTTGAACACGGGCGGTTTCTGAATGTCAAATTCCATCTTTACTACCTTTATATCAGTAGTCCTTTCCTTTACCTCACTCATGCGAATACCGTGTAAGTACTATTGCCACCTGTGTAAGTAGTGGTCGTTACTGCTGTGCCTATTGATTTAGCAAACCCTTCCTCTAAAAGCGCTAATCCAGTCGGGTCAATGTTTGTTGTGCTGTTGGCGTTGTCGTAAACTTTGTAGGTGTAAAAACCTTCTTCCAGTTCGACTTCTGCCGCCAATGGATCGGGGTTAGCTTGTTCTGTGATGTCAAATAGATTGTATCGGTCAGGCCAGCTTGAAGTATCTACCCCGATGCAATAAGTTTTTATCGCAGTAGACTGACTTTCAAACTCAAAAAGGTACGTGGTAGGTGTCAGCACTAACCGCTTTTCGGTCAATGTCAACGCTACAATGTTCACCGTTGCCTTTACCACTTTAATCATTATGTCAGAGCGATGAAGTATTCAACGTCAACTGATGCTGTATCTGCTATTGCGCTGATGGATGCTATATTGTCCCATGCTGCCCAAGGTGTAGCCACTTCAACATTACCGTTATGCAATTCAAATGATTTACCAGCTTGTAGTTGGATATAAAATGGAGTGTCTGCCGTTGGCGTTACCTTAATCTTCACAAAGTTTGTGTCGTCCTTGTTTGTGATTCGCAAGTAGGCTACGTTGGCACGAATAAACGTACCCGCTGCAACTGCCGTGCCGTATGCCAACAGAATAACCTCCGATGTCGGGACGGTGACGATACGCTGGTCAACCTCTGCGATGTTTGGGACGCTCAAGTTATTGATGTTCCCGTATGACTTGCCGTTAAGTGTAACCGCCTCTGTGATGGTAACGGCAAGTGTGGCGGGTGTTATCGTTGATGCCATGATATGATTACTTTCTTAGTTAATGGGTAAAAAGCCGTTCTTGTTTCACTACAAAAGAAAAGGGCTACCCCGCTTGGAATAGCCCTTTTGCGTTTTTGAATTTTATGTGGTTATGCCACCGTTACAGATGCCACAAGTGCCGTACTGATGAACAGGTGTGGGTCACGTTCTCTACCTTCAAAGGCGATAGTGTGGCCGTTCAAGTCAGCAAATGCCGTACCTGAACCTGCTGCATCCGTCACAATCTCAATACCGTTTTCCTGTCCAAGTACAACAAAGTCGCCCGTGTTCATTTCCACAATAGCTACCAGTCGGTTCTGCCCCAATAACTTCACCTCACGCGCTACCTGTGCGCGGAGTTTTGGGATAATCACCGTCAATGCAGGGGAGTAGAACAGCGTACCCGCTGACATAGACCCCGCCATATTGTCGATGAAGTTAGAACTCTCTTTAAGCTGTTCGTACTTGTAGAACACAAGCGCAGCAGCGGAGAAGGATTGAACCTCACCCGATGCAACTGATGCACCGAGTGAAGTCCATTGAGCCAACGTAGCGAACCGCACCGACTTGATACCTCCCACCGCATCGCGGCAATCCAAGGGGAGGTGTTGAGTGAGGCTACAAGTTGCCATTAGATTACGATACCTGCGATTTCTTCTTGGTAAGCTACTTGCGTACCGATTGTGAAAGTCGAACGTAGACGAATCTTATCATCATCATCCGAGTACCACACTTTCAATGCAGACTCTTCGTCCTCCACATCTACACCTATGAACATATTATCCAAGTTGATAGAGTAGATACGGTTCTGTCCGCTTAGACCAGCAACCCCGATAATCTCCATGTTAGTACCAGGCCAGAACATTCTCTTTGTAGAGCTTGCCATGTCCATGTTTGCCAACTGTCCGAAAGTAGTACCACCGTTGAGAAGGTTTGCATTCAACAAGTTGAACTTGTCGATACCCATAAATATCTTCGTGTTGGAAGATTCTTGCACAGCTTCAGGAGTGTAGTAAGCCAAACGCTGAATTGCCTCAATCATTGTAGCTTGTGTGAATGCAACCAAAGGAGTAGCAAATGCACCTGCTACGTTAGCATCCACGTAGTTTGAACCGCCCTCGATGTTATCAATGAATCCGTCAAAGAATTGGTAGTTACCAGTTCCAGTCGTATCATTCGAACGCCATACCATGCGTTCCAATTCGGCTTGAATCTCTTTGATGAACATATCCATAATCACAGCCTCGAAAGGAAGTGTAGTGTATGTAGACCCAGCAGATAGTTTCTGTGAAAGATACTTGCTTTCCAAGTCTTTCGGGCAGAACTCTTGTACTAGGCGAAGTTTGCCCGGTGTAAGTGTTCTTTGAGTAAATGTAACGTCACCCGATGGGGTGTTACCACAGCTTGAGCCGTCTTGAAAGTACACATTCGTGCCTATCTTATTTACTGTTGTTGGGCCTTTTACGTTTGGGATTTTCTGTACAAGGCCAACGGTTGAGCCAAGTACAACGGCACGGGCTAGGAGTTCAGTCCTGTTCTCGTTTACGAAGTTTGTTAATGCAGCGACATTAAATGCCATGGGTTCTTAGGTGTTTAATTGTGAGTGATTGGTTATTTGCCTTTGCTTCCGAAAAGTGCGTCTTGGAAATTCTGAACGGCTGCATCTTCTAGGTCTTGCCTAGTCGGTGCGTCTGTGCTTTTACGCTTTTCAGTTGCCTTGATTGGATGCTTAACGCTTTGGTCAGCCATCTTTACTACCAATGCTTTCGCTTCGGTAAGTTCAGATTTTAACGCGGTCACGTCCTCCGATGCAGCAAACTTTGCAGCCTTAGCCTCTAGTGTTGCGAACTTGGCTTTCAAAGTGGTTAGGTCAGCAAACTTGCTTTCGATGTTGGTCAATCGGTCGGCAATAGCAGAAAGGATAGGTGTGATGTCCTCCGTTACTTTCGGGGCATCCTTCGACATATCTTCAACTACTGGAATAGCCTCCAAAACTTGGATAACTACACCAGCTTCGGTAACGATAACCGTACCGTCCGCTAATTCGTGTGAGCCATCGGGTGCAGGGATTTCCTCACCATCGGCAAGAACGAAAACAGACGCACCTTCCTCGATAGCGGGTTCTACTTTAATAGTAGTGCCATCGGCAAGGGTTGTCTCAAAAAATTTGTATTCAAGTCCGAACGCTTTTTTCAGCGCATTGAACTTGTGTGTGCCTACCAGTTTTTCGATGGCAGACTTGTCAAGTGGTTTCTTGCTCATTTTGTTTAGGTGTGTTAGTATCCTTACACCTACCTAATGGGGAAACTTTTTGAAGTGTTACAAAACTACCCGCGCAACACTTCTAATATCTTCGCAAGTAGCTCGTCTTTCTGTTCGCGTTCGGTCGCATAACCGAACATTCCCTCCACGCTAAAGCCGTTGAAGTCACCTTTCTTCACTTGCTCCCATATCGCATCGTTCTCTACTTTGAATGAACCAAACCATGACCCGTTAGGTAGTTTGTCGTGTCCTATTGGGGTCAACTTGCGTTCGTCAATAATGAAACTCTCAAACAGATACACCCCGCCTACCTTAACACCATCGTGCATTATATTCGCCTCATCCATTCGTTTCTCACGGAAGAAACGGAGTACAATACGCTCAATAACGTCTGGGCGAAATACAACGTAATGGTCACCCATATCTTCGTTGTAGCGATAGATGGGCAAATTAGCTACCATCAATGGCCCACTAACAACTCGCTTATCTTCGTCCTGAACTTTGAACTGTTGCGATGCTTCGGGTTTATGTTCCTCTATGAACGCCATCCAGTTTCGTTTAATGGCAGGATTGTCCACTAGTGCTACCATAGTAACCCCGTGCGTTTCGTTCATATCGTCAATTTCAAGTTCAAAGATTTTCATAGCTTCATTTTTTTTACCCACCTCCAAAAGTGGCTTGTGATTCAATTTGATTTACGTTATCCTGCGACCCTGTTATTTGCGTTTCAACCACATACGCTTGAATTGGCGCAAGTTCCGCTTGTTGGGTGTTTCCTAATTGCGTGGTGTTCGTGGTTACGGGTGCGATTATTGGCGCGGTCACTGATGCTGCCGATGGTGGGGCAGGTGCAGAACCTCCGCCAACATTTGCGCCATTGATAGTGCTAACCGCACTGGCAATACCCGCAACAACTGCCGCAACACCCGTAGCAATTGCAGCTATGTTAGCAGGGAACGGAACTGACTGTGCTTGTGAAATTGCTCCCGCAATTGCTACGCCAGTATCAATAGCTATCTGTGCTACACCTAACACCTTTCTTGCAGTTACCGCTGCCTCGCTTTCGCCTTGGATAGCCGCGCCAATTGTACCCAATGCCCCAGCAACCGCTTTAGCCGCATTTATCTTAGCCGTTTTTAAGTCCTCCTCCTGTTTTTTAAGGTCTTCTTTCCGCTTCTTTTCTTTAGCGACTTCTTCATCCCGATACTTCTGCTTGATTGCTTCAAGCGTCATTTCCTGTTCATCCAACAAGGTAGCGCGTAACTCTGTTTCAAGTTCACTTTCGCCTATTATCTGTTCCATTCTACGCTCAAAAGCCTCTTGCGACCTTTCGAGTTCCTGTTGCTCTTTATCTTCTATTTGAGCGACGTCAGAATCCCGAAGTTGCTGTAATAGTTCCGCCTCATAAGCCGCTTGCTCTTCTGCCTTCTTACGCTTTCCCTCTGCTATCCGTTCTTCCTCCGCTGCCACCTCCGCGCGAAGATTCGCTAACCCGACTATCCTTGCCCTGCTCTTATTCAATGACTCTTCCTCCATTGCAGCAATCTTGATTTGTTGGTCTGCAATAGCGTTTAATGCTTCTTCGTCCTTGCCAGCTATTTCGGCTTTGCCTTGCATAATGCGTAGGCGTTCTTTTTCATTCGCTAACTCCCTATTAAGAAGCATAGCCTCTATTTCATCGGCTTTGGTTAAGGCGGCAATTCGTTCTTCTAGTGTCTTGCTTTGGTCTTTAGCAATGTTCCTTTGTTCGGCTATGGTCTTATTCGCTTCGGCACGTTCAACACGTAGCTCACGTTCTTTTACCAGTACCCGATTTAGTGCAGATTCCAATTCCGCCCCAGACTTTGCGGTTGCGGCAACATCCAAAGCAAAGTCTTTTATAGCGTTTGCCGCGTCACCTATCTTATCTGTAAAGCCCTCAACTCCTAATGTGAGTTTTGCAGTAGCATCTACCGCCACCTTTCCAGCTTCCGCAAAATCACCTTTGAATAATAGGTTGATTGCCTTACCCAATTGGGGTATCAACTCCATTAACCCTTCGAAACGGTTAAGTATGTTTTCCTTTACTAAGTTGGCAAATTCAATGATAGTCTGTTTAGGATTATTGAAAGCTTCAAATATCTTTTCCCCTGCCAGTTCAAAAACATCGGTCACTCGCTCAACCACCGCACCCAGTAACGCCATGATTACCCGTAGTCGTTGCGCACCTTCCTCCGACCCTTTGAAGTATGCCATCAAAGAACCGAACGCTACCAGTAGCAGCCCTATCCCAGTTGCGGCCAATGCACCCGTCAAAGTTCTAACAGCGGCCACACCTCGAAGTATAGCAGTCTTAGCATTATCAAATCCTTGGGCAATTGCGCCAATCGGCCCACCCATATCTTTTAGTGCGACCGATTGCTTATTAAGTTTAGATAGTTGCCCCTCCGCAGCTTTTACAGATTCGCTTAGTTCATCGAACCGCTTAGAACCGACCTCTGTTTTCTCTAATTCCTTGCGCGTGTCAGCGATACCTTGCTTGATTTCGCCAATTGTTTTAATGGCCTTTGCACCTTGAATGTCAAGGATTAACGGGATTTTCTTTTCCTCTGCCATTGTAGTGTTTTCACTTGATCGCGCAATTTCACACCCTCAACTATGGCGGTAAATCCCTCTTTAAGTATATGGTCAATGCGTTGTATCTGTTTCATCATTTAACGTTTGTAAACCCCACCGTTTGCGCCCGTAGTTTTAACCTCAACACCAATAATTACTTTCCTAGTATCAGCCATAGGTTAGATTTGAACGAGTATATAAGTGAGGTATAATTTAACGGTGCTGTTGCCTGCTGTTGGGTTGCCAGCATTGACGGAAACTACAACATCAGTTGCGGACACTTGTTGTCCCGAACTGTCAAAGTCCATATTAAAAAAAACGTTTGCATTAAAACCTAAAACATTCTCCGAAAAAATAGCTTTGACACTTGGAAAACCTATTTCAAGCGTGAGGTTTGTAGCGTAAGGTGTGCCCCCGTAAGTAGATTTCATTTGCGCACTCAATAATTGCGCATAATATCCAACTGGAACTGTTATTCCAAAAGAAACGGGTGTTGTATTTAGTGCTAGTATTTGCGCACTTGTTAATTCCAACGTTGCCACCTGCACCCCACCACTACCATTGATAACCGTATTACTTTCCGTGATATTCTGATTGTTCACTCCGATAGCCGTAACGTTTTCCAAACCATCAGCCACCACGTTATTAGACCCTATTAGCGTGACGTTCTTACTTGCCCCTACCCTATTATTGTCCCCTTGCACAAAGAACCCGATAGCGTTAGGGCTAACCACGTTTTCCCGACCTATTACCTTGCCTTGAAACGGCTCGAATTGATTACCATTAAGCAGTCGCTTTGACGGGTTAATTGGGGCGGGCTCTAATAGCTTGCCACTACCCAAAGACTTACCACTACCCATTGCCGCACTTTTCTTTTCATCAAGTACAATGTCACCAGCCTTGAATAGTTCAACCTTGGTTAGCCCCGCTTTGAACGGGTTGTAATCCATTACCCTGTTTAGTCGGTAATAAGTTTGGTCTATGAGTATAGTATCCCGAAAGTCTAGCTGATGAATGTCCAAAGCAGTCAAGTCAAACATCGCTGTGATTAGCTTGCTATCCTTGCTTGCTAGTTCTAGGAACTGCGCTTCGTGGTACTTCTTGAATAGGTTGTTGTTGGTTACTTGCACCGTGCCAGTCGCCCCGTTCGATTGATAGTAATACTCAGGTGAAAGCCCCCAATTTATGTCTAGTGTTGGCGTTATCGGGTTGTCCCAATGCCCCGCGTATGGGTATTGGTCATAAGTAATTACCGTTCCTGTGACTATCTCATGCCGCCAACTAGGGCTACTGTCTAGCATTCCCCCATAGTAAAGAATGCGAATGTTTGCATCGGTTTGTTTAGCCCCTTCGCTTATATCAGCATCGTAAATTTTAGGAATGATACGGCTACTAATACCATCGTTTACCAACGGAGTACCGCTAAAGACTACGCTTGTTTCCTTCTTTTCAGGCACAAAGTCGTTATCTATATTCAAAGACCTATGACCGTATGCTTTGCCGTAGTTACTTTGGAAGCGTTCATTGTAATAATCGCCATCTTCTGAATATGTATAGACGTACTCCCTGCCTGAAAGCAACCCCATTGGCGTCACACTTAGCTGCTTATCGCGGGCTAACTTGTAAGTCCAATCCCTTAGAACTCCGCTTGCGTAGTAGTCGTTCCTTGTTTGGAATATGTAATGTCTATCTACTGTTTTACTCGGTGTCATATACAAATTGAACATTTTGAGAATGCTCAAAAAGAAGTCTTTAATGGTTGTTTCGGGCATACCGAAATTCATGTAGACTGTGTTGCCGTACTGTAATTCTGTACTCACAACCCGACATTGCATGAACGTGCCTAAATTCATTTGAACGCTAAAGTCGCTACTCAATACCGCAAATGCAGTTGAATATGTTGAGTAGATAACTTGAACCGTGTCGCCTGCGTTTACTTGCATCTCAAATGAAGTGAACACGCATAGGGTAGTTACTTGCGTTCCTATTGGTAACGATGTAGCTGGTAGGTCAATATCAGCATAACCCGCGTTCTCTGCAAATACTCCGTTAACATACACTTGAACGGGCATCTGAAAAGTACCGCCTACAAATCCCGCGTTTGTCCTTGTAACCGTAACGCCTATTTGACCCTCAAACACATATACCCCGCTTTGTAGCATGGTAATCGTGAATGTGGTGGTGTCATATTGAGTAAACGGGTTAACAGGTGCAATATCTGTATTTAGGACATTTGACGCAGCCGCAAACATTGAAGTAGCCGTACTTCGCTCAGTGTAAATAGTTCGATTGGTTATGTCATCTTCGCTTAACTCAAACCCGTTCACCCACGGCAAGCACAAACGCTCAAACGTGCCATCCGTAAAGAATGCGCCCTCATAGGTTGCATCTGCATAGGCGAATATCCTATTCCATAACTCTTGCACGTATAGCGCGGGGCGAAGGTCAATAACGGGATAACGCCTTACTCCAAACGAATCTACAAGTGTAGTGTCCCGCCCGTAGTCAATCAACGGATAAACATACCCAACTCCAACGGGTGCAAACCATGTAGCACTTTGGTCGCCCTCTGTTAGTGTATGGTCTAGGTCGCTTATGTCAATAATACGATTGCCCGCATCATCGCGCCCGTTAAGTTGTTGGTCGCCCCATACACCGAAGATGTCGATTAACCTCCCAATGAAAACAACCTCGTATTCGATACGTCCTTTTGTAATGGTGATATTGCGTAACTGCATAGACCCATCCAATTGTGGCAGGGTGTTCTGTAATACTTGAACCGATGCCTTTTTATTTGGATTGAAATTGGCCCCGATATTGTCAACGTTCGGGTTGTACAAATTAGCAATGTCGGCCTCAAACAGATTACCGAATAGAGTATTATTGTTTGCTGTGCCGGGTACTTTTATGGTCTTTGTAAACTCGGTTTGACGGGTGTCTGGGTTGCGGATGTCGGAAACGGAGTAGTTGAACGAAAAGTCAACCCCCTCGTAAACATCTAGCAAGTTTCCACCTTCAACTATTACCTCCGTGCCTATCATCCTCGCTGTCTAATACTGTCCATTGACGGACTTATCGTTAACTCAAGATTGAATGTTCCATCTTGTTGCCCTCGCTTTTGTTTCCAAGATTTATCCATAACGTTCACCGATATATAAATTCCGTCAAGTTGAGCGAATACCACAGGACTGCTAACCAATATACGCAAATGCTCAAGTTCTGCATCTGTAAGTAGGTCGGTGTTTAGTGTGATTTCTTCGTTTGTGCTTATGTGATAATCAGTCGTTCCTCGCGACATTGTATCGTAACCATAAGCCCCGCCAACAAGAGTATTCTTTTGCTTGTAGAATTGTTTCCTGTCTATCTTTTCATCTACCCTAGACTTCATTCCAAACGTCCAAGAATCAAAACCGCCAGCCTTATTAAGCCAATGTAAGCGTGTTGGTGGGTACTTATAACATGAATTTATGTTGAATGAAAACTCTACCGCTGTTGGGCTACCCGATGTTGTCGAAGTAAATACTACCTTATAGCTTTGAACCCCAGTAAAAACAGGTGGTGAGGCTATTGCGGCAAAATCTAATGGGCCAATACCTACACGCGTACTTGGACGTGTAAACCTGTCACCCGCTACTGATGGAAATAATGTAAATGATAAACCGAACTGGTTACCATAGGCAGGGTCAGCGGCTAATGGTGTCCCTTGTAGGTCAGGTAGCGGGTACTTTGTAAGTGTTGCCAGTAACGGGGCTTGTTCGTCACCGCTAAGGAAGCTTACCCAGTAACTTTCATTCAATCCAATGTTAGCTAGTGTCGGGGTGTAGAATGTAAGAGGTTTTGATTGAGCATCCTGAAAACTGATAAATTGCGATTGGTCGTAAAGTGAGAATTCATATACGTCAATCGCAGCATTCCACACGCATTTTTTAGCGGGCGTAAATTCGTTCTGCGTTTTCCAAACTCCACCAATGTACTTCTGCGATTGGAAATTCATAAAGTACCAATGTAAGGAATCAGGCGCAAGTTGCCACGGCCCCGAAGATTCAGCGGGTTGAAAGTCGTAACTAATAAGCCCTTGCAATACCTCTGACGGGTCGAATACTATTCGTCTTTCCGTGTTGTCACGAAATCGTATAAGAAACCGCGCAACTTCGACCGTGCCAAGTGTTGCGCTGATAACCCTACACAGCATACGCCAATCACCGATAGATCCGCTCGCGTCAGTTTCTCGGACAACCCAAGGCGACTGATTGTAAACAGGGGTGTAGGTTTGCGGTACTTGGTCGAATACTAAGGCCATTACTAATTTATTTGTGCTACTATATCAACTACCGCAGCGTTACCTATATCGCTAATAAGTTTGTCGAGACGTTCTTGCGTGACCACAGAGCTAAAGAAATAAGTAGGTTCTGTTCCTTCCTTACCAATCTTCCTTGCAATGACGTAGGCCAATCCTTTTAGTTCATAATCCTTAAACGTCTTTAATGATAGGTCGCTGTTCTCCTTGCCAAGTTTCGACTTGACATTAGGATATTTCAACCACTTCATTATTGACTGAACAGGGGGTTGCTTACCTTTTTTTCGACCTTCGTCAACGGCAGACCAATACGGAGCCATGTCCAACTGAAATGTATAACGTTCATCAGTAAGGTTAACGTCTATACTGAACTTTACAGATTTTGACAGTTCACCCGATGCAACAAGGTCTTTATCCTTTATGCTTTGTCCGATGTCGCGTACCACCTCTGCACCAAACTCTTCTAGAATAGTAAGGATTGACGGGAATATCTGTTCGGACATACCCTACTAATGGGATTTTCGCGCTTGTTGTTTCACGACATCCGCGTCCCGTGCGTCTTTCTCCTTTCGGTATGCAAGCTCATTCAAAAACTCAATGATTCCCATTTTCAAAAAGTAATCCCACTGTTCTCGCCTGTTGTTGCTTAAATTATCTAAGACAATATGCCAACTGAATCGCTCAACGAAAGGGTCAACATCTAACGCATCTCCGCTTTTATCTCCCCCAAGAAGGTTGGGATATTGCTCACGTAAACCTCGAAACTGCTCAAAAAAAAAGCGGCAATAGCCATAGCAACAGGAACGGGAAGGGTTAGTAGTTCATCTGCGTACTTATCCACCCTGTCTGCATTATAGGTACGTCCAAACAGACCGAAACGCAATGGTTGACATATCACCGCAAGGATTTTATGGTAGTTCTGTGATGCCCCGTGTTTAAGGTAGGTGCAAACGTCTATGTACTGCCCTGCTGTGAGTTTGACTATCCTGTCCGTAACCCGCCACCGCTTACGGTTGTGCCAAAAAATAGTGCTGAATCCACCCGTTGGTTCTGTGTCAATGAATGACAGGCGGTTACGGATACGGTCACGGGTAGCGATGTCTAATTGCATAACCTCCTGTTGGGTTATCTCGCATAGGATAGCGATGTGCTCATTAGTTAGGTCGAATGCGCCCGTGTCGGTCGGTATCGCGGCCAACTCCATAAACTGTTGTAAAGTGACCTGTTGCCAGCTATTCGGAACTTTCATCCTATTAGCAGTTGATTTCTCAATTCATTCACCTTGCGAATATCGTAATTTTTCCTCACACGTTCGCTAAGTGCCGCTGCAATATCTTCACGAAATGCAGCGTCTTTCATCTTGTCTAATCCCTTCACTAATGTTGACGGTCTAAATAGAACGCTATTCGTGTTGTCGCAGCATAGAGTGTACGGGTGCATTCGAGCCCCCATAAACGCTTTACCCTTAAACCCCGCCTCTATTGCTTTCAACTCCGACTTGCACATATTGAACTCGTTATCCGCCAGCGGTGCGATTGATACGCTCACAAGGTCGTACATCGTGCCATAACTCCAAATGTCCTTAGCGGGTGCAAGGTCGCATTCTCCCAACTTGGAGGCAATGCGTAGAAATGTCTGCTTGTGTTTATCGCTCAATGTGCTGACCACTTGAACGGTCGGATTAGCTTTTCTCCAATATCTGAAAGGTTCGCTGATAGTATCAATGTCGCGTTCATGTGCTGCCGACCCAAACCACCCAATACTAAACCCGTCTACTTTTGATGGTTGCCATTGTTCTTCATCAGGGTTAAGCGCGTTAGGAACGATGTGAGTGTTGGTATTCGGTACACGGTCGGCAAGATGCTTATGCGTAGTCCAAACCATATCAGCGTTTCGGAGTGCGTATTCCGCGCGCTTCTGAAAACCCATCTTTGCCCAATGCTTTTCTAATAGATGCCCGTGGTGAAGTTTCCAGTAATCATCCACATCTACCAATACCTTAGCTCCCGAACGCTTAACCTGTGTTAGAACCTCCGCGCTAATATCTTCATTCGATGCGCATAGCATACGTGAAAACACAACCCAATCGTAACCCTCATTCAGTAGGTCAAATGTTTCAGGACATAGGATGTTAGTGATACTTACATCATGCCGCGTGAGTAGTCGAAATGGATTGAATAGACGGTGATACTCTACGCCCCCTTCATTTGCTGTGACTATTAGGATTTTCATACTTTCCTTTTCGCTGGTATCCCAATATAAACACCCGCTTCAGTTATGTCGTTCAGAACAACCGCACCCGCGCCAATAGTCACGTTATCACAGATGGTAACGCCCTCACGAATGACAGCGTTAGAACCGATATAAACCATGTTACCTATTTTGCAGTTACCGCTTACCCTTGCGCTGGGGGCTAGTGTAACGTAATCTCCAATAATGCAATCGTGACCTATGTCGGAGTGCAGGTTCATGTGTAGGTGGTTACCTATGGTGCAGTCAGCCGTAATAACCGCGTAAGGACATAGGATGGTCCCGTCACCGCTATCTACTTGGATAATGGCTGTTGGGTGTATCACGTCCGTAAATCTCTGACCGTGTCGCAGCCTTGCCACTACCTCGGCTCTTGCCTTGGGGTTTCCGATTGCAACAACGGCCATTGAGCGTTCAATATCTAACTGTGATAGCGGTCTGTTTGGTGGTTCTGCGATGTGGTCAGAAACGTAGAACGTTATGTTATTGAACCCCCTATCTTTCGCCCACATTCTAACCTCTCGGCCAAACCCTCCCGCGCCTATTATTGCAAGTTCAAGCATTGCTTTGCGTATAAATCGGAAATTGACTAAGGTCGGGATAAGGTAAACACTTATCGGGGTTATTTATCGGGTTGCCATTCATGTCGTAAAATTGACGCATATCCCTTACGCCCCGCGCTGCGATTTCAGGCAATAGGTAGAAGTTCCAGCCTAACATATCCAAGTTATCATCGTGGTAACTACACTCCCTCCGACCACTAAACCTTGCGCGTTTAAGCCATAGATAGGCCGCGTGATCGTCTGTAAGTATCGCACCTGCCTTGCCCAACTTCAAGTGTTTATATGGGCCTGTGAATGAAAGGCATTGTAGCTGCCCTTCGCGGTACATTTTATGAGTGAATCTAAGCGCACTATCCCAAACAATAGTATCGCCTAACTGGTATTCTCCGCTTAGTTTCTTTGGTGATGGTTTGAACGCTACCTTACCTCCTGCATGGATAATCTCGCATGGTACGGACGGGTAAGTGTGTGAAGGTATTGTAACCGTTTGACCTTTGATGCCTACATAGGTCAGCGCAAGGAATAACGCGTTGCTTTGGTTGTCAACTGCAACCGCATACTTAGCCCCGGTGTATCGGCAAAGTTCGTCCTCAAATGCGCGGGTTATGTCGTAGATGTCCATGTTAATTTCTTAGTTCATAAACCCACCCCATCGGAGTTTGACCATTCCCGTGCAATATCGCAGGGGTTCTACCTGTTACCTTATTCACTACTAAACCGTCCTTAATCTCAAAGTCGGTACCCTCGTAACCGTTGGCGTGTATCGGATGTCCTCCGCGTTTCGGGTCGTGGTCAAATGCAATACTTTGGAATAGTTCCCCGTTGAAGTCTAACTTGATAGGAAACCCGTCCTTCACGGCTTGCAAATAAGCGTCCATAACCTCCGCTTGACCATTTGCGCCATCGTGCAGCTTGTTCAATCCGTAACGCTCAAATAACTCAATCACTAAGGCCAACGACCCGCCATATACACCGTTGTTCAGGTATCGCCAAGGTGACTTCAATCGACCTCCGAATTTATACAACGCGGCACGGTCGGGATGTGGGTAACACGCTTTCTCCGTTGACCAAAGTAGATAATCAGTAGGTGGTGAAAACGGACGTTGGCAGTAAGTGTCTGCTGCATCTGAATAGGTGAATAGTTCGTGACCTGTGACTGCTCGTTTGTAGCATTCGTATAGGCTGCGAAGTATTGCTCCGTTCCCTGTTGGTGTATTCAGTACCGCCACTTCAAAGCCTTGTCGCTCGAATGACGATACCATTTGCTTAGTACCTTCGTTCGGCTTGTAGATGTTTGTGATTATTACCATTCTATGTTAGATTTCCAAAGTTGTATTTTCTTGTTTGACCACCTATTACTTTGACGTGCCGCTATGTATCCGTAATGGTCTGCGTATCTTGCTATCATTTTCGCTCCGTCAATTGACAATATTTCCATTTTCCCATACCTTTCTTCTTGTGCTGATAGGTAGTAGTCAATGTGCGATACTGACTGAAAAGATAAGTTGATAATATGCTTTTCATACGTTACCATTAGTTCTCTATAAACGACCCCGTTAATTTATTCCATTGGTCAATGAGCGATTGCGGCAACGGTTGACCCGTTTTGAGTAGTTCGGTAAGTTTGTCTCGCAGTTCGTCTTTCATGCCATCTCATATATCGGCCTTGCTCCCGTCCTGTAAGCCTGTGTAATGCGATTAAACTCATCCATGTCCTCACCGCTTACCTTATTCTTCCATCCTTGATACTCCGTTGCACCTGTATCAATGTGGTCAATCTCAATGTGTGGCAAGAACGCGTTATAGAACCCTGCAACCTCTGACCGTGTTGCAGCAAGGCAATCGTCAAAACCGTATAATCTTGGCTGATATAAGTAACCTATCTTATCCAACAATGCGGAGTTAAACATTTGGCAAGTACCCATTACGTGCCGCACTTTCTCAATGACCATCCAAGGCTCGCCCGCTACGTGTGGCAGCATAGCCAACTCCGAACGGTAAAATGTGTTTTCGTGCGCGGGGTTTTCCCAGCAGTCCTTACGCTTCAAGCCAATGATGCCGATAGACGGGTCACGCCTGAATGCCTCTTCTAATTGGTCAGCCCATCCCGTTTGGTAGATAACAACATCGTTATCCATCTTCACGCAATGTTCACCTTCCTTTCGAAGTTGCCAAGCCTTATTGACCGCTCGTGCCGTACCGATGTTTTCTGGTAGGGTTATTAGCGTAATTCGACCCGCGTCCTCGTAGCGTTTCAGTATGTCCTTCGTAGCCTTAATACTGCCATTGTCCACAACGATAATGCGGTGTTTAGATAGGTCAACGGTATTGCCAAGACTCCGTAAAGTTTCGTGGGTGTATTCGGTGCGTTTGTTTTCGTCCGTATCCCATACGGCCATTGCAATCAATCCCATGTCCTACTTCTGTAATTCGTTAATCTGTTCCGTCAATCCTTCAATCACCTTAGTTTCAGGCTGCTCTTTTTCCATCTCTGCAATTAGCTCAACTGTTAACCTCCGCAGATTGGTTGTCTGTGGTGTTTTATGTGGCATTGGCAACTTGTCCAATGCCTCCACAGCCTTCTTTAGCGATTCAACTATTATATCCATTTGACAAATGTAATTAGTGTGGTATGATATTCTTACGGGAGTGAGCTAATTTAGAATCATTCTAAATAAGGGAGTAGCTACCACTGAACGGATGCATTAGATTTTCTAAGCACCAATAACGCCATCCATCAATGCAATTATGAACAAGTACCCCATTGGCGTAATATTCGTGTTCACCTTCTACATGAAGGTCAAACACCTCTGCATGTCCCGCATGTCTTTGTTGTATAGTAACGATTGACACTAAATGGAATCCCGCACTTTTCACATGGTCTATTGATGTGGTCAATCTTTTGGTTTCTTCTCCATGCTGACCTGCACGCGTTTGAGCAAAATTTTGTCTGTGTGGTTTTAGGACTGAAAGCCTTTGAGCATTCTGAACACTTTTTTTCAGGGTATGTGAAATGTCCAAACCCTGAGTTTTTAGCGTGCTTAGAGTGCCACTTTTTAC